CTGCAGGTGATCCTGAATGTGCGCAATGTGATCTTGCTGGACGTATGCATAGGCAGGCTGTCCAATCAATAAAGCGGCATTCTCATCGGCTGATGTGCGTTGCTCAGGGGCAGGGACGTCCTTCATCAACTCATTGATGTTCGGTACCTTCATTTGCTTAAGTACACGAGACAATACGTTGCTAATGTTGAACTGGTCAGGATGCTTCTCAGCCAAAGCCAATACAGCCTGAGACTGAGCCATACGCTGAGTTTCAGAGAAGATATTAGGATCAGAGACTGGGACTACGTCGGTGTTCTTATCAAAGTCTTGACGAGTGATTTCCAGATCGGCAACCACGTCGCCTTTTTGCATCTCATCAAAGTACCAGCGATTGAGTCGGCAAAGGATCTTCAATACACGAGCTTGTGATGAATGCAGGCGTGCATGGATGGATGAGTAAACGTGCGCACCTTGCTCGATCAGAGCTTGAGCCGTACCCACAGGCATGTTGTTGGTAGCGTCGGCAATCTTCTCTTCGGAAGTACTGATCACACCTTTAGCGGCTTGATCTAACCAGCCAAGCAATTCCATCAGCACTGGGCTTGGTGGGTTAAATGGCATTGGCATGGCGATCTGACGGATGTCTTGTACGCCGGGAGCTCCTTCGATCTCTACGATCTGTGTGACGTCTACCTGTTGGCTCTGTCCACTGATCTTTGCTCCTTTGAGCTTGAGCATCGTAGCCGCATTGTTAATGTGCGCACTATCCAATAGAGCACGCAATGAGCCAGTAAGAGCGGCACTAAGACCACCAATAAGATGAGGCAGGCCAATAGCATAGGCACCACGCCAAGGTATAAATTTAAACTCAACAATCCAATCAAGCTTAGTTCGGGTCTCATCTGATTCCTCCCAGTTGCGATACAGGCCAACTACTTCGTTGTCCAGTTCGTCGATCATTAGGATGTAAGGAGCGTTCTTACCCTTAGTGTGTTTGTCTTCGTCGATTTCAAGCCATGTGTAGATGTGATACACCTTACGCAGTCCGTCTTTGTTTTCTTCAAATTGCTTGCCTTCAACCTTGTTGTTGGCTTGGGCTACTTTGCCTTCTTCAAGAGACTCAGTCGCCTTCATGTAGCTAATGTCACGGTACATGCCAGTACGAATGCGACGCTCGAACTCGTAGGTGGTGATCTCGTGAATTTCAGCCGCACGCTGGGCGGTATAGAAGTTGGTTGCCGCAAATGGCAGGATGACTCGGTCAATCGGTAGGAACTCTACGACTGGACGCTTTTTCTCTTCGTCGAACCATAGCTTGAAGTACTGTGAGCCACCCAATGGGAGCTGAGTCAACAGTTGTTCTTGCTCGTCTTTGAACTCTTCGATCTGTTCGGTGATCTGCCAGTTCAGGTATTCAGCCTTGCGCTCTGCAGTAGCCGACTTTAGGTTGTCCTGTGGGCCAAGGATCTTAGTCTTGACTGGGCCATCAGGTGGGAACATTTCTTTAATGGCACGGGCGGCAAAGTCCACACAGCCTTCAGCCATTGCAGGGTGAACGACTTTAGATGCACCCATGAATGTGGCACCACCGGGGGCGTCATTGCCCATACCAGTACGCTTGATGCCTTCTTCGTATTGCTTGTCACGCAGTTCTCGAGCTTGTTTATCGGACTCCAATAAGTCAAGGTAACGGAAGGTCAGGTCAGATAGAGTGCCGGGCGATATTGAATCAGCCAAGTTGTCATAGAACTCAGGATTGAATTCAGGGCCATCATCTAGCTCAATGATTGCCGAACCGTCTTCCTGTTCTTCGATATCGTCTTCAGCAATATCTACGATGGCAGAACCATCTTCTTGTTCGTCAATATTGATATCGTCGTGGTCACTCATTATTTAGCCTTCTTACGTTTTGAATTGCGGAGTGCTCTTAAGTCCAGCCCTTTATGCTTGGCGGCTTTATGAGGATTCCGTAGGTGATGCTTTGGCTTTGTATAACCTTCAGGATCATTGTGATGCTCAAGGCCATGGAACTGGGAGTAAAAGTCCTCTACAGGTATTTTCTTTTTAGATGTCATTCTTTGCCCCCGTCATCATTAGTAATTGGAATCATTCCACCCGTCTGCGGTTTGATTCGTACTTCTTTGTTCTGAGCAATGGTGTTGCCTTTTTTGTCTCTTGCATAGACAGGCGAACCAGTCTTCTCGCTCTTAGCCATCTTTAATGCAGGATCATAATGCACAAAGAATCCGTTAGAGTCTAAATGAGCTTCATGCATTTTACCAGTCGCCTTTTTGTTCTTGAGGCCGACGATGACGCCCTCTTCACCTTCAGGCTGAAGATCTAATGGGCGGAAGTCATGGGTATCGCCATTGACTACACGGTACTTCTTGCCGCTCTCTTCGTCATGGATGAACTCAGGCAAGTGCTCTTTATGGCTAAATGCCATGGCGACGTTGTCTCCTCCATTAAGACGGCGACGCATCTGTTTCCAGTTGCTATGCGCATTGTGCACGCCTTCCTGACTGACACCAGTCGATGAGTAGGTGTAGTGATGGTTCGGAGCAATTGGATCTGTGTTGTTCTTGGTGTAGTCATAGAAGGTCACATCAGGGTGAGCTTCAATGATTGACTTGTGTACTCGTGGATTGATGTCAGATAGGACATTCAGTCTCACGCCCAAGTGGTTATTGTTCTGTGCGGCAATGGCTTTAGCGTCAGCAATCTCATCATGAAGTTTGACTGCGAATGAATGTGGATCATGGATAAAGCCCAGCGTCTTACGCAGGCTATTGAGTCGTGGGCCCTTGAACTCGGATAAGTCCTGACCACCGCCCAGCTTGAAGTAGTTGCCTGAGGTTTTGCCTAAGCACTCTGCTTTGCATGAATGGGAGTTCGGACAGGTGTTGAATTTACCCTTCTCAAATGCTGGGGCGAGAGCCAAGCCAGTAGTCTCAATGCCACGCCCATCAGGAAGCTTGATGGCTTCTTCTTCGCCCTTCTCGGACTTGATCAGCTTGGCGTTCTTACCCAATAGGTCTTTGGCACCGTTGTTCGTATTGCGACCAATGTGTTCTGCCAATGCTTCGGAAGCACGGATACTGTTCGCCGCTCTAGCTTCAGGGTGCAGGCTCAAATGGTGAGCGATCGCTTCGTCGAATGCTTTAGCCAGTGATCCCATGGTTGGGTTCTCATGGTCATATGGTGTGAAGTGTTCGGGCGTGGGAGCTGGTGCTTTAGCTGGAGCGATGGCGAACTTTGGCTTGGCACGTCCACCACTAGCCATAGCTTGAGGCTGACCTTGTGGCTGTCCTTGAGGTTGTCCTCCACCGATGGCTTGCATTGTCTGACCTTGTGGGGTCATCGATAGCATGTTGCCTTCAGGAGGAGTTGGGCCTTGTGGAGCTGAAGGGCCAGCAGATGGGCCAGCACTTGCACCGGGTAGACCGCCGGGAGGTTGCTGTGGAGCTGGCGCAGGCATCAACTGTTGACCGGGCTGATTAGGGTTCATGTCAATACCGCCCATTGGGCCAAGCTTAGGAACTTGTGTTCCGCCTACGGATGGCTTGGTGTCTTCCAGTGGAGTAGGAGACATGAATACTTTGGGCTCGATGTCCATGGCTTCATTGACGCCAATATTGTCCATCTGAATAGGATTACGGTTTTGTGCGAGCTCTATTCGCATCTTAGCTAAATCAGGGGTCATGGTCTTTCCTTGTACGTCTCCGCCTTTGGAGTATATGTTCGGTAGCTGTATCTTTGGTCTACGCTCGTCATCATCTCGATGCTCAGGGTAGACTAGATTGTGACTCGATGCTAATTGTTTATGCAATGCATCAACGTATTCCTGACGATCACGTCTAGGCAATTCTTCACGCAATGCACCCTTGTTAAATATTTGAATCAGATTCTTCTTAACGCCTTGTTTAGCTAGAGCTCTGTTGCGATGTCGGCCTTCGTGCCCAGTGATCATTGGTGTCAATGGGATGCCAGTCTCATCTGAATGTAGATGTAAGTAGGGCACGTCACTAAGCTTACCAATACTAGCAAGGTACCTCAGATAGTCATCGGTTGACATATCCGTCTTGCGTACTTCATGCCTTTTTACTTTGTCTTCTAGACTGGGTGTCGGTTCTCTGTGCTTACGGTCATTGAGGATAGCGGCGTACTTCTCAAAGTCGGCTGGGTCAATCGTAGCCAAGAGATTAGTATTGTTGCCGTCACCTGTAAAGGCACGACGTAGGGCGTGCTCGTCATACATGTTTTCTAGGTTGGGCACTTCATCAAACGCACGTTCCATGCGTTGTAGGCCATAAGTGCCTTCGCTGTTTAGGACGTGCTTTCTCAGGTTTGCGGTGCCACCGTCAGCCATGCGTTGCTTGCCTTCCATCTTCAGCCATTCTTCATAGGTTGGCTGATTGGGCGTGTGGACTCGATCGTATTTGTCCCGGTATTCCTTGCTCAGAGCTTCATTGTGCGTGGCTTTACGCTTGAACTCCTCTAATTGAGCACGGATGTGTGGAGGGACTTTATCTTGCACGATCAGATCCAGTTTTGTTTGATTGGTGTAATTATGCTATGGGCGGACAATTTGGGCAACGACCATCAGCCTGACACACGCCTAGACTCTCGCAACTCCTCTTGCTCTTTACGCCACTTGATCCAATCTCGGAGATGTTGGACGGCAAGTTGCTCCCATATCTCTGTGTTAGCCTGCACACAGATCTCGAAACGGTTGGCACTGACGGTGGTTTTGACGCCATCGAGGTTGACGACTTTGACGTAAGCACGCTCGGTCTGTTCAATATACATGTAGTCTTCATTGCTCATTCCCTCCTCCCTTTAGATTGAAAGTGTAGTCCGACTACACCTATGCCGCATACGGATTAGTCCTTTGGCGTTTATTGTAGATCTCTGCGTCTGAGATATCTTCGGCTTCGATCTCTTCTCTTGGTGGGGCGTCGATGCTGATCCATCCTGCGTCCCGTAAGTACCGTAGTCCTTGGCTGATGCAGTCCACGAACTCATCGTGCTCAGTTCCCTCAGGGAAGGAGCAGATCTGACTTACCATTCCTTCGGCCCAATCCCTGACGAATCCCTTGCGGTTCCCTGATTCAGGAACCCATACTCGTCCGGCCTTGATGATGTTCGCCACGATCGATAGGCGTTGGACTTTGTCAGCTCTGCCGGGGTTATATGCGTGAACAGGCAGGTGGGCACGCTGTAAGTCTTGGATCAGGGATATCCCGGCTGACTTGTCCTCGACTAGGACGAGGTCTACCAGCTTTCTGTCTTTGCCTTCCCCATAGACGACTTCGTACTCGTCCAGCACCTTTGGCCTGAGGTCAGGGTATTGGAGGTGCTCTTGCCAGCAGTCTAGGATCAGCACGCTCATACCGCCATCCATTGGCTTGAAGACTGCCATGGTGATCGAGCCTGTCGGATCGTTGTAAGTCTTATCGGATGTAGCGCAGTCATAGGACTGGATGATGTACTCCAGCTTGGGGAATGGCTTATTGTTGGGCCATAGTCGGAACCAGTCACGCTTGACGATGCCTCCTTCTTCAGGGTCGATGATCTCTGCGTGGATCTCTTGGCGTCCTAAGTTCGTGCCCTCGTACTGAAGGATCTGCTTCTGAAAGGATGGGGCGAGGTTGGCTACGTTCACATAGGTCGAGGCCCTTGTGACTACGACGTCATCTCCTTCACGCCCCAGTAAGTCCATGACAACTGGCTTAGGCTTTGGTGTAGTCGAGCAGATGAGCTTAGTTCTTTGACCGAGACGGATACCGAACTGGATCATGTCCCATGAGTCTTGGAGGTATTCCCATGCCGCCAGCTCGTCTAGCCAACCTCCATGGAACTGTGGGCCACGGAAACGCTCAGGTTCTGAGGCCGGAATGCCCTTAATGAATGACCCATTGACTAAATGGATCTCATGCAGGGATGAGTTGTACTTGAGTATGAGTTCTTTGGGAATGACAGACAGTAGGCCGGAGTCGCCTTCAAAGCAGGTGCCCTTTAAGTCTCCTGATGTAGGAGCGGACACTAACCAGCGTGTATTGGGCTCTTCCCATGCCCAGCCTGCCAATGTCTCTGCCGCCGCTCTAGTCTTACCAGCACCACGCCCAGCGAGCATGAGCCATATGTTCCACCAGTCGCCAGCAGGCTCAATCTGATGCTTATGCGCTTGTTTGTACCACTTGAATTGCCAATTGACTACCGCCTGAGCAATAGGGGTGAGCTTGAGATATTCCTCTGTTAGGCCCTGTTCATCATTAAGTATCGATTGAACGACACTCATAGCAAGCCTAATTCCCTTAAGCGTTTTTGAATGGCTTCCCAGCTTTCAGTTGAATCGTTCATTCTGCTTGTCTCGCCATCTTCATCGATTTGAGCAACTCCCCGAATACGTTGAGGTTGTTCTCCACGACTACAGGGTTATCGTCATCGCCAGCATGGACAAGCTTGTCACCGTACTTCTTAGGCTTGAGCTTCATTGCCGTCCACTTACGGGCATCAATACGATTCTTTTGCCACGCTAAGAAGGCTGAGTCCAGCTTATGGTCAATGATGTTCCCATCCTTATCCCGTACTTCGATGACTTCGGGCTGTTCATCAGCGATTGCGATGATCTCATCAGCCAAGGAGTCGGCTTGTTCCTCACGTGCACGTGCGTATTGCTCCGCAAACGTCTTGTTCTTGAACAACCACTCATACACAGTCGACTGTGCTGGCATCCCATCATCTTTGATTATTGAACGTAATGATTCCCCATGTGAGAGGCGTTCACAGATCTTGTCTGCTACCTCTTGAGAGAAGACTGAGGGTCTTCCTCCTTTAGATTTCTTTACTGCTGTCATCTCTATATCCTTTTCACACATTCGTTTCAGTGCATATAGGATGAAGTGTAATATGAAATTAGTGTTTTCGGGTAGTTCTCCAGTAAAGTGCCCGTTTTCTTTTGCGCAGGCCGCTTACCTTTTTTACTGGGTGTTTGATTAATCCTAGGATCAAAAGTGCTTTGTTAATGTACGGTGGATAAACCAGCAATACTTTTGGCCTAATGTTGATGGGATTTCTCTTAACCATTCCAGCCATCTGATTGATAGCTTCTTCCAAATCGATCTCTCTAAGGTTTGGCATTGTCTACCCATTTCTGTTCCGCCATCCATTTCAGTTGATCTGCGGTCTCAAGCCATTGATCCTTAGTGATTCTGCTCACTGTCATTCCATTAGGATGGTTTGTGATTCTGACAAATCCACAGCCATAGAGAAGGGCGTCAGTTGAGGTCATGATCATGGTGTCGGAGATATTGGTATTTGGCTCTTCGGGGATTTCTATTTCAATAGTCTCCAGCGAATCAGGATTGATTGGATGAGCCATGCTATTCAGGCTCACGCCATCACCATTTGGGACGCTGGCTCCTGTGTCTACGATATGTGGGATATTGTTCATTTTTCTAGAAATTTCATTATTAAGTACAAAGACATCGAACCCATGATTAATCCTAATATGCAAATTGCAATAATTAAAATTTGTGGAATATCGATCATTGCTGGTATTTTTCTATATGTCCGCATTCTTTGCAAACCATGCGGTAGGTTGTGAAGTAATAAACGGAATGGCTGGTATTTGAGTATCTGCCATGCTGTTTTACCTCAGACATGGTTTTGTGCACTTCGGTTGGAGGTGCTAATACTGGTTCATGGATTACTTCAGGGGAGTTGCACTTGTCGCAGTGAATGATGACTATTTCGCTCATTTCTTTTGTTCCTTTCCAGCTACCAATTCATCAATTAGCTTTAATTCGTTTTTCAACGCCTCATTTTGTGCCAACAAATCATCAATTGTTTTTTCTTTAAGTTTGATTTGTATCTCTAAATCAAGCACATAGTCTTGAGCATAAAGAGCCATAGCACTCTCATAGAGTCTGTAAGGCAACTTTTCCCGACATGCATTGAAGTAGACTTCAGTTGGTGAATCAAATGCTATCCATGCGATCGGTTCTTTTCTTACCATGGTGCGTCATCCTCAAAAACGTACTTCACAGTTGGCAGGGGAATGGATTGAAGCTTGTCCACATAGGCTTTGAGCTTCGGGGTTCCCTTGTATATTGCATCTGATGATCTCTCATAGTCCAGCAATCCAGCACTCAGGAACTCTGGAATAAGAGTCTCGAATATAGGGGCAGAGAAGTCTCCGTCTCTGAAGTCTCCTAGGCATGTGGCGTAGTGAAGTGCTACTGATATTTCAAAAGGTGTCATGGTTTATCTATAAAAGGGTGGGGAAGGACAGTCTTTTTGTATACATGTCGCCTCGTATGGCCTGTGCCGAATAGTGTCAGCCCTTCCCCATTGAAAGTTATTTGCCCAGCCGGGCCAAGATGATGTCTTGCATCTCGCCAATCAGATCCCAGCGGCCTTGCATATATCCATCTGCGCCAATTGCTTTGCCTTTGAGTTTCAACAGCTCCAGCTCGAGCTCTTTACGCTCTGTGTCACGCTCTTGGATTAAACGCTCATTAAACGATTGGACTAAGAATTGCAGGAAAAGCTTTGCAGACTCTTCCATGTCCCCGTCAAAGGTCATCTTAGGGCCATTGAAGTCCAAGATTCCCATTTGCTTGTCATCCTTGTAAAAGCAGATATTGTGGCTTGGCATTTGTGGCACCTCTTGGACGTTAAGCTCTTGATCCATAGTCACTCTCCGTGATGCGAGCTGTCGCCCATTTTTTGTACGCACGAAGCTCTTTGAGCTCAGTTTCCATGGATTGGATCTTGCCCTCTTGGTGCTTCATGATGGAGCCTGCACGCTCAATCCAGTCTTTTACCTGCTGAGGCATTGCGAACAACTCCTCTTTAGGAACTGCTGGGTTCTTGAGTGGTGCTGGTGCCTTTTTAACGGCTGTTTTCTTTGCCGCAACTGCTTTCTTAGCTACTGCCATGGTTATCTCCAAAGTGATGTGATGTCGGGCATAAAGAGTAGTCCGACTACACTGCTTACAAATAAGACCGAAATGATGATCTTTTCCAAAAGTGTTTCTTCATTCATTATTTGATCTCCTCCACTGTGATGCGGTACTTCTTGCCGAAACGGTCTTCCACATCAATGGTTTTCTTGGTTGAAACGAATGAGCCATTGGCGTTCAAATCCATCTTGGCGTGGCCTACGCTAGAAAGCAGACTCTGCTCGTTGGTGTCTTCCACCTTCAAACTGCTTTGGATCAGGTGAGCGATGTAGTCACAATAAGCCATCAAAGGCTTGGTGTTCCTGAATACACCTTGGACTACTTCTGCCATCGTTTTGAATTCTTCAGTCATCTCTAACTCCTAGTTATAAACCTGCTTTATTGCAGTGATTAGATTCTAACACGAAGTTAGATTCCCTTGTCAAATATTTAATGCAACGGCTTGCAAGTCGTATTGCTACCGGGATTGCCCTTCATGATCTTTTGCAAGAGATCATGGGTTTCTACCCCGGCATGGGCCATGTCGTACTTGTTTTTGACCTCTTTGAGCAATACGGACATGAATGCGTCCACATCGGCCCCACTACGCTCCACAATGAGCACAGAGAAGCATACGAGGGTCGTGGCGATGTTGGCAGACACGCTCAGGGTTACGTCGCTTCCATGGGCTTTTAAGAGCTTGCTGACGTATCTGTACATGACTGGGTCAATCCTTTGCAAGATTTCAGCCACAGCCTCGACATCCTTCTCAATTTTTGTTTTCACTCCAGCTCTCCTCTTCGACGCTCATACGTCGCTTTAATAGGTTGAAAGTCTCTTCGTAGGCCGTTTTGACTATCTCATCCACGAACTCATTCAGACGTTGACCGCTGAATACGTAGCATTTTGCAAAGATTGCCAAGTCTTCCAGCTCTTCATTCTTGAATTCCAATGGAATGCTCATGCCTAAGCGTTCAACCTTTTCAGATACATCGATCTGCTCTCGAATGCGTGCTACTGGATTAATTCGACGTGAGAATCCCCCCATTTTGGGCCTCCTTCTTGTCTAAGCGAGTACGAATAGCCTCTGCAATGTAGGATTTGAATTCAGGGATTCTAGGATCGCCTACGTTGTTGAAGCGTTCACGCTCCATTGCTTCTGCAACTTTGGCGCAC